AGATAGAAATATAGTAACACAAATTGAAAAAGGTAATCGTGTAAAATCTACTGAAGTTACTGAAGAATTAATTAATAAACGTCATCAAGAAAAAGAGGCAGTTAAAATGACTAAAGAGAAATTACAAACTGATATAGATAAAACAAAATGGGCACATGAGCAATCAGCTATTACCAAAAGAAATGCAAATTTTAACCAAATCTTTGAAATATTAAATTATGCAAAAGAGCATCCAACAGTTGTTTTTAAAGATATGGTTAAAACATTTCCTTTCGTAAATGAAACACAAATTAAGTATATAATTAGTGGTAAAACTGGTTTATATCAAAGAGAGTTTGAAGGTAAAGAATATACATATCAATATTATTTAGATCTTTTAAAAGAAATTGAAGAGTTAAAAAAAACAGGAGATCGCATTAAAAAAGGTAAAGGTAATCGCAAATTATCGGCTGATATTATTATATCTGTAGTAAAAATGAAAACAGATTCACCTCCAACAACTACTTATAAGGATATCGGATTATCTTTTAATTTAACAGCTGAACAAGTAAGAGCAATATTAGCTTATAGAACTAAATGCTTTAAAGAAGAATTTCCTATTCAAAATATTACATATGAAGAATACCTTAATATGTTAGGTATTCAGTCTTAATTATAGTTGGTTTATTAAGTAATTATATTATTTTAATTTTTGTAAAAATAAAATTTTTTTTGTTATTATATATGTTTGAATGGTAAAGTATGTTGTTATGCAACAATCTAATTGGAATAGGCGAGGCCGCCCATTCCTGACATGATGCGGAGAACGTTGTAATTGACTGCGAACACTTTAACTTTACCAGTGGTTACTGAGGATGCACCACCATAGATTGGTGCTACTTTCATGTTTAAGTATGCAGTGTCAATGCGGGAGAAGTTGAGGGTACCGGATGGTTGATGTTCTTCTGGTTTAAGTGCGAAGGAATATACATTAATACCTGGGTTACCACCGGTATTTTCGTGGTGTTGGTATGGTTGCACTAAGTTGAAGTATGAACCTTCGCGCATGTAGAAGCGGTCTTGGCCATTGAGTTGGATGTTAGTACCTTGGGATTCATCAATGGTGTTAAGGTTACCCCAGTTGTAGGTGTATGCATCTGGTATTGGTTGTGATGGACCTTCAGATGCAAAGTTAATCCAGTTGTTAGAGTTCCATAAATTGATGCGTGCATCAGATTGGAATACCCAGATTAATTCTTTGGTTGGGTGGTTGAAGTTCATCTTAATACGGGTTTGTTGAGTATTAGTTTGGCTTACAGTTATGGTTTCATCGCCGGTGAATTGTAATTGTTCAATAAGGTATTCGTGGGAGAGTTGTGCGAAGCGGCGGCGTTCATCGGTATCTAAATAGATGTAATCTACCCAGAGGGATGATTTGTAGATATCAGATGCAACAGATGTACCAACTGATGGGGTACCATTGTTACCGCCATTACCGTTGTACATGAGGCAGTTTGCAAGTACTTCATAGTCAATGTTAATCTTGACTTCATGGTATTGTAATGCAATAAGTGGAAGTGCAAGACCTACGTTGCGATTGAACCAGAATTCAAGTGGAATGAATAAGTTGGTTACTGGTTGGCCACCAGATAATATACCATCAATGTTGCTACCGGTTAAGTTAGAGTAACCGAATAAGTAGTTTTGACCTTCTACGTTTAAGCCTATATTTAAACCTGAGTTAACAGAGTCGAATGCACCTGCGAAGTAACCTGCTTGGTTGGTTGCGCTGTAGTTACCGTAGTTTGGTTGTGCGCCAACCATCTTTTTGTATGCTGGTTGTTTGCCAACTGGAAGAGATAATTCGTTCCAGATGTATAACCAGTATGAATAGTGTTTGTCAATGCGTTGGCCACCGATTTCGATTTCAACGTCTTGTAATACACGTTGGCCAATGTAATCGACCCATTTAGAGTTTAATAATAATGCTGGTAATTGGACTTGTACGTAAATGCGGTGGATTAAATCACCATTGCGGGAGATTTGTGCAGTTACGCGTTTGCCGAAACCTGGTTGACCGTTGAAGACGTTTTCAATGGCCTCGACTGAAAAATTTGTGTGACGACGATAAACGCTTCCTTACCATTTCTGGTAAGGAATGGACCATATCTTAAAGTATCATAGAAAATGTGCTAAATTTTCTCAACTCCACCAACATTTGGCCTCTGAACTGCATCCATAGATCTTGCAATAACGATCCTTAGGACTTGGCTGCTGATTATCCATTGCAGAAAAATATAAATTTTTCTTTATATATATGATTTTCACTATACCCAAGGCTTTTATCTTGGCCAGAATATCGTTTCCAATACTCCTTAGTACATATATCTTTAGGAACTTCCAGCAATTTGATGGTGTTGCAATTAAAAAGTATTACCTTTTTAATCACTAGCTACTACCTTTAATAGTAACTAAGGCCGTTTATATTTAGATGTGTCAAGTCTAAAAATCGTTAACCTTGAAGAAAGTGATTTGTGGGTTGCCGGTTAAGTAGATATCTTGTGCGCCGTATGCTACGAGTTGTAAGAGACCACCACCCATGATTGTTTTGTACAATATACGGAGAAAATAATTTTAAAGATATTTTAAAAATAAACGAACATATACGCATAAATAATATTAATTACAAAAATAATTACTATATTAATATAATAGTTTAAATAAAAACTTAATCAATATTTAACTTAGTATTAAGATATTCAATCGCTTCTTGTAGTTTTTCTTCCATTGTTTTATTTTTACTTACAAATGTAATTCTTGAACCTTTCTTTACTTTTGGATGTTTAAATATTTTATATCCTTCGTGTCCATTACAATTATCTACATAATGGTAAATATATCTAGGTAAACCTATATTTTCTGGTTTATTATATTTGCGATCTTCACTCATTTTATATTTTACCGATTCTTTACGGACTTTTCCGGAATTTCCTTTCCCAATTTTTGCCTTTATTTCATCACTTAATTTTACTCCATAACGAACATTTTTATCACCCATAAATTTTTCTGCCAAATTTTTTTTAGCTTCTTCACACCATTTTGCTCTTACTCCTCCTGCTTTCAAATTATATCCATTTGGTGCAAGAGTATTGTATTGACGAATATATTTTGCTTCATAATAATCTAATTGATTTAATGGACATATATGAATTGTTTTTATAGTAAATGTTTCAATTCCATATTTCTTGAATGCAGAATATAGAGCGCTACACCCAGTATATTCTTCATTTTTTGATAAATTAATATGAGCTTTAAATCGTCTAGCAGTACCATAATACCAATTTTTCTTATAACATTTTACTTGTCCAATATATTTTTTATTTGTTTCAGTACATGAAATAACATATATTTCACCTTTATCTTTTAAGATATCGCGATTACATATCATTTTATGAGATTTTTAACTTAATATTTATAATAGTATTTCAATTTTTACCATACCATTTAAGGGATTTTCATATATTTTACTGAATCATTATTTTTATACCATTTAAGAACTTATCTATTTTAATTTATTAACTTATATGTTTAAAGAAAAAACTTCTAAAAAAAGAATTGCCACTCATGATACGGCAAAAGATATTTCAACATTAGATGCTCGTCATCATTCAATGATTACTTCTCTTCAAGATAGTCAAAACAATATTAAAATTCTTCGGCAAAAATATCATTCTATTCTTAAAAATATTGAATCACTTGAAAAAACTATTAAATCTTTTAAACTTGATGATAATATTGAATGTGATGAATACAATCTATTATGGACAAGTAATGTTCAACTCAGGGAAATGAGACAGAATATTGAAAATACTATCAAGAAAATTGAATCAGCTGATGATGAAATTGAATACTTTGAAAACACTGGAAGTATCCTCTTCAAATATTATGATCTTATTGAACAACAGGATACTCAACAACACACTCTACAAGAAGTTTCAACAATTACTCAACAAAACAAACCTATGATTAAAGGTCGGAAGAAAATTACTATGCCACCGGCATCTATCACTATTTTAGATGCTTTCCGTTTCGGTAATGCACCTCCGGCTTCACAATCTAATCTAGATCCAAACGTAGAAGATGAAAAACAACCAGCTAAAATTGTTGATAAAACTAGTCTAGTAGATGAATATCTCTCTCAAATTGATCTAACTCATATTAAAGGTAAAAACAATGAAGTACCCGGTATTTGTCCAAAATGTCGCCTTCCTTTAACTTGTATCCAACAAGATGGTGCAATGGTATGTGCTGACTGTGGGTATCAAGAATTACTTCTCGTAGAACAAAACCGACCACTCATCAGGCAATCCAATAAAGAAGCTTCTCATTATAGTTACAAACGAATTAATCATTTCCGTGAATGGTGTAGTCAAGTGCAAGGTAAAGAAAGCACAGACATACCAGAAGAGATTTTTGAAAATATATTGAAAGAATTGAAGAAAGAAAAAATTCATGATACACGAAGTATTACGTATAGCAAAATGCGCGAGATCATGAAACGTCTGAGAATTAATAAATTTTACGAACATATACATTACATTATAAATCGTATAAATGGTGTCCCTACTCCTCATTTCAGCCCAGAGTTAGAAGAAAAATTATGTAGTATGTTCAAAGAAATTCAAGGTCCATTCTTAAAACACTGTCCAAAAGAACGCAAGAACTTTTTATCATATTCATATGTTCTTTATAAATTCTTCCAAATATTAAATAAACACGAGTATTTACGTTTCTTTCCTTTGCTAAAAAGTTAATCAGCTTACCCAATCTGATTTGGCTTTAGTCCTGATGAAAGTTAGGGCTAGTCATTAATTCTGTGTGATTTCTACTTTATTGTAGAAATTTGGTGAATAGAATTAATTGGCAACACCGTTGAATTGCGGGAACGTCCTTAGAGCTTAAACTACTAAACTATATAAGAAATTATATAGTGGCCAGGGTAATGACCTCGGGTATAGTAATAACGTTTAAGATTGGATAATCCGCAGCGAAGCCTCTAAAAGCAATATTTTGCTCATGAGGAACGTTCAGAGACTAAGTGGCGGTGGGCTAAAATACATTATATTTTGGCTTAAGATATAGTCCGGCCCTACAGAGATGTAGCTCTAGAATAAAAGACATAAAACCTGTCAGGAGTCTAGAGAGTGAATAATATAATTATTCATGGGAAAAACCGAGAGAAAAACTTTGGGTACAAGATCAAATTTTTAAAAACATATGTGAAGACTTAAATTGGCCATTTGTTCCATCTTTATAATATTTAAGAATATAAGCATATATAAAAGTATATAATATAATGTTAGAATTATTATCAATCGGTCCAGCGTGTGGAGTTCGTCAAAATATTAATTTATATTATTACGTAAATAGATATCAAGAAGCTACATTTTTCTTTGACTGGCTTTTAAGTCAATTTGATGATGTTTTAAAATTATTAGATATTGATGATATCGATGAGATTTTAAATATTGATAATTTTGTGTATATGAAAGATCAAGGTACTGTTTTTACTAAATTAAGTAATAACGTTATTAGTGTTCATGATGGAATAAATGAAACTTCAGATAAAAATTCGTATATTGCTTTTGCAGAAAAATATAAAAGACGTTATTTACGTTTCATTAATCGTATTAAAACAAGTACAGATACAGTTTTTATTTATCAAGGCGACGTAACTATTGAACAACTTAACAGTTTTTTTCAAAAACTAGATTTGATTCATCCAAAAAATAATTTTAGATTAATGTTAGTCGCCGATGGACCTTGTAAAATAGATTTACATCCACGTAGTACATATGTTAATCGATTATTATTTCGCCGTCCTGGTGTTCCAGAATCATGGGAACAATATGAATATGATTGGATTCGAATGATTCAAACTATGGAAAAATAAATTGTTTCACAAAAATTTGTAGCTACTTTTTTTAAATTTAATTTTACTATTCTATTTTATACTGATAATTTATATTATAAATTTTTAAATAACTATATAAGGAAATAATAAATTATATGTTATAATTGTTATTTTTATTATATCATTTTTATATAATGATTAATAT